ATCTTATCGTACTTATCTAACTGCTTATATAATTTAGAAGCATAAACAGCTATATCGTATAAATCTTTCTTAAGCATACTTGGCTCATCATCTTGATGTCCTACATCTAAATCTCCTCCTTGATCATGACCACCTTCAGGGTGTTCTGTTTCTGCTAATTTTTCTTCTGCAAATAAATCTAAATTAGTATCAGATACGACTACATCGTTAGCAGAAAAATCCATCATAGCATCGTATGCTGTTTGTTCATCTCCAAAGTAATAAGTATCTGAACCACTAAATTCTACTTGCTTTCTGTACTTATCGTCTAGTATGTCTATAGCTTTTCTAGCATCTCTTATATCTACCTTTAAGTAGAATAGACCTTCTGGTGCTTCTGAAAGTTGTAATTTAATACCTAGTTGCTTTGCAGCTTTTTCTAATTTAGGTCTAATATCATCTCTATCATTTCTACTTGCTCTTTTGTACATATCAAGCATTCGTAGATATTTTTGTCTATCGTTTTCTTCTTCTTTGATACTATGTACTTTATCGTACCAAGCTCCGAATTCTGGATCTCTATCTAGGTTAGCCATCAACTCTGGTGAAAAGGCATCATATCCTCCAGCTTCGAATCTTTCTAATTCTTTTTCGGCATCTGCTGGGTCATCTACGTATTTTAAAATAAGGTCAAATAACGCATCCATGCTTTCATCATCAAAAACTGTTGGAAGAGCTTCATTAATACCTTCTTCGTTTAATGACTTAAAATGCTTAGTTAATTCGTTAGCTAAAACATCAACGTTAACAATTGCCTCTCCTGAAGGTTTAACTCCTATATCTACTAAATCTTTATCAAATGAAAAATCTACTAAATGTAATCTATCACCTCTTACATCAAAAGTAAATTCATCCTCAAAATCATTTTTATATTTAACATAGATATCAAAAGTATTAACATCTATATCATGTGCTTTTATAGTTTCAATTTCGTCCCCAACATCTCTTAAAGCTTTAATTAATGCCTCTCCTACTTTTTTAGCAATAGGCCTCATTTCTTTAGCTGAGAATTCAATTCCTTCTTGTTCGCTGGTTAATTTAACTTTAACTCCGTCTTTTGCTAGATCTGCAGCGGTATCTTCATCGTCAGTAGCTACGAATCCGGGTTCCATATCATCTTCTTCTTTAAGTAGATTTATATAAGATTCTTTAAGTATCTCTAACTTTTTCTTAGTTGCTTGTAAATCTTTTTGACTAGTAGATTGGTATGTACCGTTTTTTATCTTACTTAGTGCTAACTCGCATTTAGACAAACGGTCCTTAATTTCTTGATATGTCATCATATGTATGTATTATATAGCTATATAAATAAATAGATTAATCTTCCCAAATAACGTTTTTAAACTTTTCCGGGGATAATCCAAAATAATCTGTTCTCCATTGAGTTTGTTCAAAGAAATCTAAATTATACCACTTATCTTTCTTTTTCCATAGGTCTTTAGCTACTTCATCCCAGTCTAAATTAAGAACAAATTTTTCAATTTCCAACTTTTTCTCAATTACAGCATCATATTCAAATGAATCCCATTCGTAATGAAATACCTCAAAGACAGCATCTGTTGATACATAATCTATTGAAATATCTATTCCCCACTTAGGTTTCATTTTAACTAACTTATATAACATAGGATTAACACTTGCAAAAGCTAGTAACTGCTCTTTCGCGTGATCACTAAATCCTTTTCTTTCGAATAAGTCTGAGTGGTTAATATGAGCCCCTGCTCTCTTATCCCAAGTAAGCCAATCGTATCTAAGACAGTCCTCGTGTCTTCTTTCTATGGGCTGGTATCCGTTATAACTTAAAAAAGCCTGTTCGGCTTTAGTTAAGTGGTATCCATTTTGATCAAATAGATCCACGCTGTTTATATCTTTTAGTACGTCTACCTCCTCTGTAGCATTAACAAAATAAGCGTCTCTATGGAGTTTATTATCAGTTAATATCATTGACAGTGGTAATTTAAATATCTTTGTAGAGCTTTAGCATAGTGAGTACCCTTATCTTTTAACTTTCCTTTAGCAGTTCTTACTTTTGAGCAAGATAATTTACCCAATCTCTGCTTCAGTATACCAGGCTTAACAGGATCATGCACACCTTTTTCATTAAGCACCTCTCTTACTAACTCTTTTAATTCATATTTTTTCATAAGTTTACTTTAAAGGGCCGCCTCCGACCCAAGCATCACATGTTCTTGCTCCTGCACATTTAAACCAAAAGAATTCGCAAAATCCTATATTTGATTGCTTTACTATTTTATCTCCTTCTTTCCCTATTGCTTTAGCTATTTTTTTAAGAGTAGCAGGTTTTTGATTAAAAGCTGAACAGTTAGAGCATCTTGAAGTTTTAGCATGTTCGACTGTTGTACCCCACATCTCTGCTTTATCCTCCCAGAATTTTTTAGAACCTTTTTCATCGTTAGGATTGAGAGGCCCGTATCTATATTCTTTAATAGTTACGTTTCTACCTAAGGTATTAAGATCTAGGTCTTCTATAGAATCCATAGCATTGACTTTCTTTCCTTCTATTTCTTTTTCTTTTTTGAGAGCGGCAGGAGTATTATTATCTCCGAAGTCGGAAAGCTTTCCTTCTTTAACTAGCTCTTTTACTACGTCGGTTAATTTCATATTATTTCTTTTTCCAAATCTCTCCTCTACGGCATCTAACAACTGCTCCTGAGGCATAGGCTGATGGCCAAGTATCGTATTTGCTTTTAGCTAATCTAGTACATCTATCATCTTTTTCCATGATAGTGTTTTCATTAGTATTTTCATATATCGTTCCAACTACTAAGTTTCTTATATCTTCTTTTGTAACACCTTCTTTAGTTTTCTCTAAAGACGTACCTGCCTTCTTAGCATCCTTATATGCATTAGAGTTTTTATGAGATGATTTTTTTCCTGCTTTTTTCTTAGCATTTATATTAGCCCAAAGGCCTTCTTTCTTTACTGTTGCTTTTTTAGTATTTTTCACGACTGTCTTTCCTTTAGCTCCTGCTTTCTTTTTCTTGGCTGCAGTAGCGGCTCTTTGGCCTTTTGTTAAACTCTGTGCTTTTGCTTTAGGTAGGCATCTATCAGGATTCTTCTTATTTTTAGAAGTCCCACAAGGACCAGCTATATTACCAGAAGAAGAGATGCGTACCCACTTCTCTTTCTTAAACCAGTCCCTTAAAGACTCTCTTATGAGTTCTCTCATAAAAGCTTGCATATCTGGTGATATTTTTTTCTTTTTAGCCATTCTTAACTGCTTCTGATAGTAATTTTATAATTACACCTGCTAATCCTGTGAATAGAATCCATAGAGCTTTAGTTACACCTTCTTTCCATCTTTTTAATTCCTGTAGTTCTAATAATTTAAGTTGGAAGTCTTTATCTCCTGCTTGCATTATTTCTCTAAACTCGGAATTCTTGTTAGTATTTACTATAACTCCATTATCTGGGTTAAGTAAGGTGAATTTAAGATCGGAAATATCATCTTTAAGCTCTTCCATATCTTTTTGCATTTGCTTAAGTTCACCATTAGGCATATGCTTTTTAATAGAAGTAAGTTCTGTTAGTACAGATTCAAGTAATTGTTTTTGTGTCATTACGAATTGCAGGTTATTTGTATATATAAATATACCTACTTTATATGTTCAGAAATATAGGAGATATACTGCTGTACATTTTTAAGAATCTCTTTATCTTTATCCGAGTTGGATTTCCAGTCTTCGATATCACCGGCTTCTGTAACGAAAGTATTTTTAGAGTTAATAGCATCTAATGCCCATTCTTCTATATCTTTAGCAAATGCTTTCATGTTACCCTGTAACATACGGCTTTCATACTGATCGTATAGCCCTGCTCTTCTTAATTTAGCTTCCATATCAATTGTACAATCAAAACAAAAACCATGAATTTTATACATCTTCTTAGCTAGATGATGTTTCATAGAACCTTGACATTTTGGACATCTTAGGGGAACTCTTACAGCTTTTTTTGCAGAATCTAATTTAGTAATATTCTGTTTTATGCCATTTTTAATTGTCCACTTTTTACCGCTTTCTTCCCATATATCCCCCTCCTTATATCTCTTAGAAGATTTTTTATAGCCGGATTGAGACTTAGTTTTAGCAGTATAGTCTTTATTAACTAAGTTTCTAACTCTTTGAACATCTGCAGATTTAAATTCTTTTTTTAAAAGAGATTCATTACTCATACCCCAGCTCTTTTAATTTAGCTATTACTGAGTTTGTATCGCCATCTTTGCATCTAATTGCTATACCACCTCGTGCTGCCCATTCATTTATATTAGATTTTTTATCGTCAATAAGAATACTATTTTCGTTAGCATATCTTTGTTTATCTTTTGAATATGCAAAAATAACTTTTGGGTTAGGATTCAAGTTATTTTTAACCCACAAGTTTTTGCCTAGCCTTGAATTATTATCTCTAGAAGGAGAAGTGAGTAGATCAGGATTATAAGGAGATATAAAATCCCATAATTCTCTTCCCTGAGGCATCCAATCCATATCTGACCAAAATTTTATTCCTACCTCTACATCTATTAAGTTCCAGAAACCTGATGAGCCATGTTTTGCTTCATATTCTTTAGGTTGCATTCCTGAGTAGTGTTCAAATCTCTTTTCGAAATCTGTTAATACACCGTCCATATCACAATATATTTTATATGGCGGTTTTTCTTTTTGTTCCGGGATAGGGTATGCTTCTAATAAATCTACTATACTATTTTCTTTCATGCGAATATTTTATAATTTTCTTCTTCTTTATATGCTGCTATTTCGTACGGATGATTATCATATCTGTATCCCATAGTGTAGTACCTTTTCATCCATAAAGGTGATTGAAGGTAGTGCTGGTATTCATGAACTAAGGTTTTTATAATATGTTCTCTATCCTTCATTTGAGGATAATAGACTACTATAGAATTATCAGTTCTATCAAACTCAGCATGACACTTATCTTCTTCCCCTTGGGCATTCTCTTCTCCACTATATCTAGCGTAAATATTATGATGAAGCTCTACATATGGAGTACACTCGTAAAACTTAGAGAATCCGTAGAATTTCTCGATTTTTGGGTAAATTTCTTTTACTATTTTACTAACTTCTGCTCTTGTCATAACCTTTATTATACTCTTAATATAAGAAAAATAACTCAATAAAGCAACTAATTTTTTATAGAATCTTCCCAATTTCTAAAAGTTATATTACCTTCTAAGTAAGCTTCTTTTTCTAATTCCAGTAAATTACTGTCTTCATTAGTATTTGTTGTACCTATATTTCCTAATCTACCTTCTAAATTTTGTTTGTGGTGAATCATTTCATGAGCAAATGAACGCATAACATCTTTCGGATGTCTACCCTGTACATATAGTACTACCTCTTTGTTTGAAGGATCGTAATAAGCAGTTTTACCAAAAAAGTCGGATGATTCTGCTACATCTCTTTTAATCTTTACCTCCGGAAGAGGGGTTATTTTCATACCTTCATCTATCATATATTCCAAAATAGATCCCATAAACGGTGTATAGTCAAAACTTACTTTTTGGTCTTCGTTTTTATTTCTTATTATAATATGATCTTGATTAAAGCCTATTTCGTAATATTGATCACCTATCACATTTCTTAGTCTATTATACAGTGTAACTAATTTAGCTCTGTCTGCTGAACGGGTAATACTTTTTGGAGCGATGGCTGTACCTGATGACCCTTCTTTTTTTATTTTTTTATCTGCTTTGAACATCTCATCTAACTTATCTTCAAGATCTTCTTGCATTATTTCAGCTATAATACTTGCTTTTAACATATTCATTATTTTTAAAATCTCATCGTTTGATAATTCTCCAGGAAAAAAGTCTAGTACATCATCTAAATTACCTGATAGTATTGCATTCCTAAAATCTGTTGCTCTTACATTAGAGCTTGCTCCAGCTGGTATAACTAATCCTCTTACATTCTCTCTATTTTTAAACGTAGTAACTCTTTTTAAATCCGGTAAATCTTCTTCTGATCTTATTCCTGTAATTGCATAGAATTCTTCTCCAGGATTAGCTTTAGCATAGTCTTTAGCTGCAAACATTGGGTTTTTTTCTCCATCCATTATCTGTAAGCCGGGTAAATACTTGGCATATATCCTCCATACAGCCATAGACTCTTCCTTAGTTATACCGTTTCTTTCACCGCCTCCTATAAAAACTAATACCTTATCTATCTTTTCTAATTCATCACCTTTGCCTTGAAGAACGCTTGTACCAGCTTCTGCATAAGAATCTATATCATATACCTTACCGCCATGGTATCCATTAAGAAGACTTTTTACGACTTCAAAATGACCTCTATGGGGTGGTTTGAATGCTCCTGGGTATAGTGCTATCATTTTAAAAATGCTTGTACTTTTTTATCTATTTCTGCTACATCAGAGTGTTTAAGCTCTTCTTGAAATTCTCTATCTACTAACATATCTGCAATGTCTGTTAAGACTTGTCTTTCTCTTTCTTTATTACTATTATATCTTCTTTCTATAGTAGCTATCTTACTTCTCATTTTTACATCACCGGGGCCAGTGCCGTTTTTATCATAAAATTTAACCCAGTATTTTTTAAGCTCTTTAACCATAGATTCATTTTCTCTATCAAATTCTATATCCGTCATTTCTTGATTAAATGCCTGAATTGCTTCTTGGGATGGAAGTTCATAGTCTTTTCTAAATGTAGAACCAAAAGCATCTTTGCCTCCGTTTTGTTCCATATAGTCTTCTAAGTAATTAGTAACTCCTTCTACTCCTCTCTCTGCTGCTTTATTAAATCCTTCTACCTCTTTTGCGAACTTATTATTTCGCATGTTGATAGATAAAGAAAAATTATCTCCAAGCATATCTTTATAACGTCCAATCAAATCATAAACATTACGCCAAGTAGAGAATACAGCCGATTTAGGTACTCTTCTCTGTCTAGAAAAATTATTTATGAAAGCAATCATAGGGTGAGTGTATACCATAATCATGTATACATCGTATCCTTTATCTAATAAGTTTTGTATCTTAGAAGGATTGGATGCTGTAGTGTCCCAAATAAGAGATTTACCTGTTTCCGCCGCCGCTGCTACGTCTTTGTCTACTTGGCCGCTGGCTGCGGACAGGTTGTTGTGGTACGGGTGTGCTGGGTCTTCTACGTATTTGTCTGGGTTGAACATTGCTAGGCCTGTTAGTCCTAATTGTTTGATTAGGAACGACTTGCCTGCTCCTGCTCCTCCCGCCATTACTACGGCTTTGGGTATTGACTCGTCTTGTTCTTGTATTAGATCTAGTAGTTTGATCATTTTTATTTAAATTTAATCTGTTTGTTCTATTATTATAAATAGATGAGGTTCTCGCTCTATATCCATTTACGTAAGCTACATTAATTCTACCTCTTCTATAATAGGGATGGTAGTAGTTCCAAGAATTCCAAGGTCTATTCCAACCGTACAAGTAAGGTGTGTTCCAATTATTATACCCCCATCGATTCCAACCATTATTCCATCCCCAACTGTTCCATCCCCAATTGTTATACGGATAGCTCCATACCCAATCGTTCCACATTTGAGTTCGATCCCAGAAACTATTATAACCTAAGTAAGGGTTATAAAAGCTGTACCTATTTCCTAAAATACGGTTATTCCAGTCAAAAGATTGTGGTTGATTAAGTGCATACTGAGCGAAATCAAGTCTAAATTGAAAATCTGTTCTAAGTTTCCATCTCAAATCAGATACAGAATTAATAGTATCTATTTTAAAATCATTAGACCTGTATATACCATCAATGTGTCCTGCTGTATTCAGAGAAGTATATTGCCATTGAACACCACAACTAGATAATGAAATTAATATAATAAGTAATAGTGTCAATTTTTTCATATATTACAGTTTTAAAGTAGTTGGGTAACTTTTATAAATAGGTTCTGTATTAGGGTTTTCTAATAAATAAAGTTTATATATAGTTTCAAATAAGTCAAAATTATAATCGATTTCATCGATTACTTTGATCTGCCATCCCTTTCCTTGATATACACCTTTTTTCTTAGAAGCCGAACGTGTACTAGATTTTAACCATATAATTCCTGTTCTGTCCACTTTTATTCCTTTTACCTCTTCTATAGCTTTAGCGTAGGCAGCTAATTGTAAATTATAAGCTCTATGAAGAGAGTTAGAAGTTTTGATATCTAATAACCAGGTTTCGCCATCCATCTTAACTAGTAAATCTGCTGTTCCGGCATATTTAAATTTATCTGAGAATACAAACTCTTCGGTTGAGATTAATTCTGGTTTATGAGTTGACCAGAAGTCGTAAAACTTTAATATCATTTCCCATACTAACTGAGAGTATTTAGCATTACCGTAATCATCCATCCAATTTACCTCTTTTCCTAATACTAAGGCTTCTGATGCTTCATGTACTTGGGTTCCTTCTTTACCTGCTTTGCGCATAATTAAGTCAGCATTATGACCTACATCTTTTAGCCAATTATCAAAAAATTTATTTTTTGGCATATATTGCAAAATAGTAGTAACTGAAGGATAGTATTTTCCTTCATCTCTTTTATAGACTCTACGGTCTAAAAAGTTAATCTGTTTTAAATCAGGTTTAAAATCTAATCTGTTCTTTGCATTTTCTTTAAGGATATTCGTACCTTGTCTAATCATAAATTTAGTTTTTGCAACATTATCTTAGAAAAGTCTAATTCTGTTGCGTTCTGTACTAGCTTAGTAAATTTTTTGAATCCCATTTCTGAAGGATCTTTACCTTGTAGTTCAATTAAAAATACTCTAAAGCCAGCTGCTATTAGTTTTTCTGCTATTTCTAGAGCTTGGGTTTGTGCATCAGTATCTAATGCAATGTAAATATCTGTTAATTTTCCTGTTAGTATTTTTTTCCATAAAGCCGATGATAGGCTTTTACCTAGTATAGGAACTGCGTTTCTACGTATAGACATTGCATCAAATGCTCCTTCACATAATATAATTGGCTTATCCCAATTAATCAAATTCTCAAAGAATATTATATCTTTAGAAGCTTCAGGATTTTTGTATTTAAAGTAAGCTCCTTCATAAGTTCTTCCAACAAAATAATTGAGCCTATTGGACTCAGAATAGCTTGGGATAATAATTCGTCCTCCATAGTCTCCAGTTGTTGCGTATCCAATATTATATTTAATAAAATCATTGTTGGTAAGTCCCCGTTCATTTAAGTATTTTCTAATTTTATTTGCAATTATGGAAGTTGTTGAAGCTGAATGTAGTGGTTGAAATTCTTTTGGTAATTCTACTATATCGTCATTTCTATAATCGTATTTTTTACCTTTTTTGACATACTTTAATACTTCTTGAGCTTCTATTTTTGGTAATTTTAACTGTTTTACTAGAGAAAATATAGATTGACCTCTAGTTTTACACACCCAGCATTCCCAAAAATTCTTACCTTCATCATTAGTAATTAAATTAATTTCTAACTTAGGTTTACGGTGATTACAAAAAGGACAGTGAAAAGCGTGGTTATTTCTCGCTCTTTTCTGACTTTTTCCTAAAATATTCTCTAAAGCACCTAATAAGAAGGTATATTCCATATACAATACAGTTAATATATTAAGATATGAAAAAAAATAGAAGATACCAACTATACGTCGGTCATTTTTAATTTGCCTGATTTAGGTTGAATCATAAAGTTATCAGGTCTTATATCTAATTCATCTGGTGGAATACCGTATGTCTGTGCTTCTTTTTCTAAAGCATCTATAAATTCGTTTGGAATTTCCCCTTTATATTCTCCCATAACCTCCATTGTAATAATTCCTAATTTATCTTGCAGTCTTTCGACATCAAAAATATAAACAAAATTATTTGTTTTTTTACCCTTAAGTATTTCTGCGTGTTCTAGTTCGTCTTGGTCTGTTGTGACTTTTACTGCTTTCCCGTTTAAGAGATAAACTGAACCGTAATCTCCAGAACCTAAGTACTTTCCTCCCTGATCTTGTATCTTGTCGATTTCTCGATTAAAATCAGGATCATATTGAAGTGGTCCCTCTAATATGATTTGTGATAATTTCATTACTTTATTTTAAATCCAAACTTAATTTTTGGATAATAATCTCTTTCACCCGGCTCGTAGTCGTACAATCTAGTTGATTGTTTTATATTAACTTCGTAACCGCTAGAATTAATAACATCAATAGCTTTTTTAAACTCATCTTCAGGAATATCTTCCTTTTCTATAAACGATAAACTACCAAAGCCTCTATCTTTTAAAGGATCATCATCAGGTCTTCCTCCGCTATAAGCTCCTATAGAAACAGAGAGATGATAATCTTGAGTTAGAGCAGATTTTACTTTAGCCTCTAATTCGTTTTCTTGTTGTCTAAACTCTCCGTATTCGTTAAGTAGTATATGTGTTAATTTCATCTTCCTTGCCCTTTATAAGCTTTTTTATAGTTTCTACTATTTTTCAGCTTTGATGTTTTACTTTTAGCATGTATACCTGGTCTTTTCTTTTTTTTAGAACCTGTATAATTACTTAGAACTATTTTTGCCATTACAGTTTAATTACTCTTAATTTTAATTCTCCGGTGCCTTTAATTAATCTATGATATACACCCTTTCTAATAAATAGTCGTTTTAAACTCTCCGGATTACTATTATCGTATTGAAATTTCCAATCAGTATCGTTTAATGGTTGTATTATACGGTCCTCATAATCCCTATGCCATACCAACTCTTCTTCTGATATGCTTTGATTAAAGGTTCTAATCTCTCCTTCTTCTATATATGGTCTACCAGTATCCACTAAAATTCTTAGAACCTCCTAATGATTTCCAATATCTTCCAATATTACAGGACCAGTATCCTGCTTTAGTTTTATCTTTCTTTTGTGCACATTTATGTCTGGCTGCAAAAGATGCTCTTGCTCCTGGTTCTTTTATCTTAACTGATAAATTACCACTATCGCCAAAATTAACTTTTTTTACGTTTCCTGTTTTAGGATTCTTTACGTAAACAAAGAACTTTTTAGGTCCTCCTCTTTTAGGTTTGTTTAGAGGTACTTCTCTTCCTTTATATTCAGCTTCATCTACCATTGGAAGGTCTAAAGGTACTTTCTGTCCTTCAAATACTCCATACTCTCCTATATCGGTAGATTCTAGTAATTGAGCATCTTCTTCGTTAAGTTCTATAAGACCGTCTCTCCAAGCGTCTCTCGCTTCAGCAAATAATTGTATAAATCTTTCGCTAGAATAACGGTAGACATTTTCAGATAACGTTAGTCTGTTTTCTAAGTGATATTCTAATGATGGAAGTCCTACTATATCTTTAATTTTTAACATACTACTTATTTAACGTTTTCATAATCGGTTCTAAATCAATCTTTATTGCATACCCCACACCGCCGTAATCGTGAGTTAAAGGTATAAATTTAATATGGCCATCAAAATGCTTTTCTGCATATTCAACAACAGCAGCTAACGCATCTGATTCTTCTACTCCTTCAAGCTTATCTAAATCCTTACTTGTAGCTGGGAGAAATTTAATTATATTATTTAGTGATGTTGGGCTTGCCACTACTTTAAAGCGAGCTACTCTACTAGCATCCTCTTTATGAGGAAATACTATTTGGGCATTTTGTTCAAATACTATATCAGATATTTTCATTAAAAAAGTCTTTTCTATAAAATTTACCGAGGATATTATCGTTAATATAGTTATTACGTGTCTCTAACACCTCATTTATAAATAGGTATTTACATTCAAAATACGTTAACTGCTTTTTATCTTTAACAAATTGTAGTATTTCTCTCTTAAAATCTCTTTCATTTCCTTCTTTAACTAATTCTAATATTTCTTTTTGAGAACCATAATATGTTTTCCAGTCAGATTCTGTAATAACTTTTTGCTTTAATGGAGTTCTACCTCCAATACCTTTAGCTTTTCTTTCTTGTCTTAAAGCTTCTAAAGCTCTTTTACCTAGTCTTTTATTACGTTCAAAGTAAAGTACTTTTTTTCCTAAGTATTTTCTACCTGATGGAATATGGGTGACTTCATAAATGAAACCGTATGTATTTTCTGGCATTGTTTTTATCGAAGCTACTGGTGTGCCTTTATAAATCCAAGTTGGGTCTGTCATTATTTAAGTGTTTTAATTATCTTATCTACATTAAATATATCTTCTAACTTTTTATAAGGACAACTAGTTATATCTTGAGAAAGTGCAAAAGGTTGATATAGGTTATTGGAAAAATCTACTTCTAGATTAAACTCATTAGCTTTTATATTTTTGTGCATCTCATATCCAAAGATCTCAGGTTTAGTAGTTATCCAACATACTGTAGATGGAAGTTGGAAAGATGCTGCTAAATGTTGTGAGAAAGAATCAATTAATAATCTCTTATCTGCAAGTTGTAATAATATAGCAATACTCCTAAATCCATCCAGTGCATACAATGTATCTGGGTATGTTTTTTGATCTTCTCTTTTTATATGAACTATAGTGTGAGTTGATTTAAACTCTTCTATTACTTTATTTACTACTGGCTCAGGTATATCTCTAGTCCAAGCGTAATTAAATACCTGACCTGATGGACCTCCGTTTGGCTGGATGGCAAGTATAGGTTTATCTGTTTTGTAAAATGGTTTAAAATAATCTACTTCTGCCTGAGTTAAATATATTTGAGGTGTTTCTCCTTCGTAGATTAATCCCCACTGTTTTGCCCATATTTTTAGAATATGATCCTGCTCTAAAATAAAATCTGAGTGAGTGTAAGGATCGGAATAATATATTCTTGTGTTACTTTCCTTGCCTTTTATAGTAGATTTGTAGAAAGATCCGTGTTGACCGTTTTCAAATACCTGGTCAACTGCAGGATTATGTTTAAATACGTCTGGATATACACATACTACGTATATAGTATCTTCTGGATGGTGTTTCTTTATTACCTTAAGAAGAGCGGTGGCTAATATATGCTTACCTAGTCCTCCTTCAATATGAAATATAACTGTCATAAATATAATATAGACTTAAATATAATGAAATAAAATTTAATAGACAACTATATATCTTAGAATAAAGCATTCCAAGATGTTCCGTTGTAGTAGTAGAGTTTACTTGAACCAGCCGAACCGGAAGCAATGATCATACCTTCTACACCGGTTGGCGTAGTTTCTCTTCTAGAGATTTGCATAACTGCATGTGCACTCGTAGATCCTGTTATATGTAAGTTGTTTACATAGGTAGTATCAGAAGCAGCAGTTGTTATATGCTGTCCAGCAATGAATGAGCCTGTATGGTATGCTGCAATTATGTTTTGACATCCTCCTAATATAGCAGAGTATCTAGAAGTAGCATTAGTA